ATCGTCTCTGTAGTAGCAAGTCATGGACGGCTTGTGTTCACACCAGTAGTCCTGATATATCTCCCACAGCTTCAACTGCTCCATAGCACCCATGTCGGTAGCTACTATAGCGTCCTTAGGTGACTTCACGGGGAAGGAGAAGACCTTAGTAGTGGCAGACATCACGTCGTCCTCTACAGGGACACCAGCAGCTTCTAAGACACCACACAGCGGGTCCCTAGCGTCTGCCCTGACTCTCCTAACGTACTGCTCAGAGTAACGGGGGTGAATCCCCGACGCGCTGTCCACTAACTGACTGACTGTGCCAGAAGGCTTGACAGCAGTGATAGCAGTACTGACGTTAATCCCTAGACGTTCAGCCCACTCCTTGTTAGTCTTAATCGCCTCTTCTTTTAACTCCGTGAGCCACTGCTTTAGTTCTGCTTGCTTCTTCCTACCGGACATAATGGGATGGTCCATGATACCCGTCAGTGACACACCAAGCAGTGCTTCTTCTTCTGTGTTGTCCTGCCATATCTTACGCAAGTACCTGAAGTTGGTCAGTGTAGCCTGTAGCGTCCCTAAGATAGCAGCGGTCTTGACTTTCTCCTTAAGCGTATTGAGTGTGTCCTCTGGTCTTACTACTACTTCTGACAAGTTACAGAACTGGTACGGTCTAAGGATGATCTCTGAGCAAGGGTTAGTCCCGAAGTCAACTGTAGCGTCTCTACGTCCGTTCTTAGCTGCCTGTCGTTGACTAGCAACACGACTAAAGACACCACGTTCACCTGAACGTGACTCGTACAGACTCTTCCACTCATTAAGGAAAGCCTCAAAGTCAGGCTTCTCTGTGTAACAAGCTGAGTTGTTCGACAAGCCTCGCTGTGGATTATCTACCCACCACTGCCCTGACTTGCACCGTCTGATTCTGTCGTCAGTGAGGTTACTGAGACTGATAAGAGCGGATCGTCTAACCCCTCCAACGACGACGACTTGTGCAATCTTACAGCAGAGATCATGACACTCGATGGAACTAAGTTTTCTGCCAATAGACCCTCGAAAGACTTCGACTGTAAACTGAAATAAGTCGATAAGAGGTTCTGGACCTGACGCTCTACCTCCGAAGGTTTTAAGGGGTTCCCCTGAAGCTCTAACTCCAGATACGTCCCACTTCGCCACTTGACCAGCAAAGAGCATTGAGATAAGTTCTCTGTAAGCTTTTGCCCAGCCAATTTTGCTGTCAGCGACGTGTATAACTGTATCGGTATCATGTAGTTCCTCTGCTACCTCTGGTAGTTTCTGTATGTACTGTCGTTCGACACTAAAGCCTACCCCTGTGCCACACATGAGAACGTACATCATCTCATCAAAGGCTTTAGGGTGGTCAATGGGTAGGTAGGCGCAGTTAAAGCCAGCTACGTTGTCCCTGCTGAGAGCTTCTCCTGCTGTCATCAAGGCTCTCATGCTGGGCATAACTTCCATACCGTGTATCTTCGTAAAGATGTCTTCAGCTTCTTTGCTTGTGAGTTTATCCTGTCCTACCCAGAAGTCTAAGTATCTATTGACAGTTTCTCCCCACGACTCTCTGCGTTGCTCCTCAGGTAAGTACCGGGCGTATCTTGATTTGTGTATGTACTGTTGGTATGCATCCATTAGACTTCATAGTCTCCGTTAGTTAGTATTGTCATTTTTAGTTGGTCAAACAAGAAGTACAACGCATGAGCTTCCATGTTAGAAGATATGACCACAAAATCGTCGGATTTAGCCAGACAGAAAGCGTCTGTGTAGTCCTCTAAGTTTTCTGTTTTGCAGATAGAAGCGAAGACTTGTGGCACTGTTATGTTATCTTGTTTTCCAAAACCTCCTTCAATTACTTTCATTTGTAATTTCCTTTATCAACCTAGTCAAGTACCAGTTACACTTGCTTAAGTCCTGTAGAGGTTTTCCTTTCTGTTCGTACCGCCACAGGTATTTTTCTATGTTCCCTTTCAGGTATCCTCTAAACCCTTCTGAGGACATACTGGCTTTGATAGCTTCAATGCATTCAATAGTCCCGGAGTTGTAGTGTTCTGGTCTGGACACAGCGTCCCACTCTTCCGTTGTTACCTCATTCAGTCTCATCTTCGTCCTCCTTTTCAACTCCTAATTCCTCTTCAAAATCGTCTAGTCTATTAAGCAACTTGTCTTCAAACCTATCCAGCAACTCTTCTGAGGTTATTTCTAAAGCCTCCAGAAAGTCTTCAGGATCGTAGGTCTTCAACAACCGCTCTTTAATTTCCTCCAATGTTAGTGACATCGTCAATAAACTCCTGTAACGTATCTAGGCTGTACCAAGCTATTCTTTCTTTGTCGCACCACTGTGCCATTGTCATCTTTGCTCCTTTCCTAACCTTTTTCTCAGGCTTCATCAGAACAAATACAAGACGCTGGCTCTCCGGTAGACAATCCCTGACACTCTTATACTTCTTAGTGTCCCCTTCTCTGAAGAAACCTTTACACTCTACTAACGTCCCTGACTGAGTGTGAACAAAGTCAGGACAGTAGCGTCGGTGGACGGTGTAAGGAACCGTGAAGGGTTCGTATTCAAAACCCTTCTTAAGAACCTTAGCAACGTCTTCTTCAAAGAAACTACGAAACGGTGATTTCGGTTGGCTTCGGCTCATTTTTTACCTCGACTAAATAACGTGGGCCTGTGGAGTACAGGAAACCTCTTACGGAGGGCCAACATTGCTTTTTGTAGACACAGTAGGAGCAGCCTACGGCGAGTTTCTGGTTGCCACTTTTTCCATCTGGAATAGGCTTGTAGCAAACGTCTGGCGCTGTTTTCTGCTTTACCATCTTTTTTATGGTGTTTATCCTTTCCCCAATGTCATAAGAGATTAGGTCATACACCGGAGCTTGTTTGTCCTCTGTGTCGTACATCAGGTAAGTTAGGTGTCCATGCTGTTTGTCCATAGCCAACCAACCGAACTTAGTAGCGCCTTCAGAATGAGCATAGCCTTTGATTTGAGCCACGTAACCAAACGGGTCATCATAAGCCAGTGTTCCTTCTCTGAACTTCTTAAAGGCAAAGGTAGACGCTGACTTCACGTCTGTCACAATCCCGTCAATCTTGCAGTCCATAGAACCTTTGATGCCGTTGACTTCACACTTCTTCTGCTCGTCAGTGACAGTGTGTCCTGCTGCTCTAGTGAGAAACAGTAGTAGTTCTTCTATGATGTGTCCGTAGAGGAACTTGACGTAGGTAGGTGGAGTGATGTCTTCACCTTTGTCTACGTCGTTGTAGACGCTCCAGAGGAACTTATCCTTACGTCCTATGTTGGACATACGAAGCTTGCGACTGTCGTCACGTACTTCCTTGAACTCCTTCCGCATAAGGTCCTTGACGTTCTCACCGAACTTCTCAATGCAGTCGTCAATGTCCACACCTTCTGCTACTTCTTTTGACTCTACGAGTTTGTAGATGTCGCTGACTAAGTTATACGTGTTTTTCATTTCGTTTCCTTTAAATATTTTATAGCCCTGTTAAGAATAGGTACGCTGTCATCAAAACCCCCTAAAGACCTATTACACTTATGACACAACCATCCTCGAAAGGAGTCAGTCTCGTGACAATGATCTATGACCCACGAACCATTTTTTGTGTTTCCTTTTCCTTTTACTTCTTCTTCTGTTCCTAAACATATAGGACAAATGTATTCTCCTATGGGCATACCGTGTTTTTCTTTCAAAGCTGCTCGTACTTTGCTAAGTTCGTTGTTGCATTTTTTACATTCAGGTCTTAAATAGTTTCCTCCGCTGTGTCTACTGAAACTAGATAACGACAAAAGAGTTTTACATTTACTACAAAATTTATTTTCATCTCCTATGTCGTAGTGGTCATCTTCAAAAAAACCTAATTGATTCATCAGTGTGTCTCAGCCCATGTGTTTCCAACTTTGTATTCCCCGTCGAGGGGACATCTGAGGTCAAACGCGAGTCCTGCTGCCTTGAGGCACTCAACCGCAAGGTAGCCGAACTTCTCCGCGTGTTTTTCTGACACTTCCGTTTGGACTTCATCATGTATGTTCCCTATGAATTTATAGTTAAGGTTCCACTGCTGTGCATAGTCGTCTAAAAGCACCAGAGCTTTCTTCATTACGATAGCTCCTGCTGCTTGTAGTAACGTATTCAGTGCAGCGTGTTCTGATCTAACGTGAAGTCTCCTTCCGTCAAGTCCTCTGAGATATCCTCTACCACTTGCTCTGCCAACTCGCTCTCGCAGATTTTCAAGAGCAGGTGTATTTCTGAGAAATCTTTGTTTAAGGCGTGAACCATCTTTTGCGCTTCCTCCAACGATAGTTCCGATCTTTGCGTCTCCTGCTCCGTATAGGAAAGCATAGATGAAAGTTTTAGCTTGAGGTCTTGTTTCAAGACCCGCAGCCATTTGGTTTCTTGTGTGTATGTCTTCTGTAAGCAGGACATCTGTGAACTCCTTGTCGTCCATATAATGAGCTAACATCCGCAACTCAAGACCACTAGCGTCAAACCCGACTAACTTAGTGCTACTAGGAACAGTCCAACATGAGCGACATTCATGTCCATAAGGGCTGTGACTAGAAGGAACCTGAGCCATGTTGGGTGACTGATGTGTCATACGTCCGGTAATAGCACCGTTGCTAATGACCCTACCGTGGACCCTGCCGTCTTCCTTAACATGCTCTAGCCACGAGTACACCTGTGCGTATCTTTTTTGTAGCATCAGGTACTCACTAACGGCTCTAGCCTCAGGAAGATCAACAGTGTTTAAGGCTGCTTCGTCAACAATC